TGTACTTGGATGCAACAAAGCCGAGTTCGGCCATCTTGCTAGAGCCAGGGAAACGCTGAATGTTTTGCAGTGAGGACATGAAGAAGCCCCACAGGTTGTTGTCCAACAGGATCAAGTCAACCACATCAGAGCCGCGACTTGTCTTTGCATACAGGCGGTTGAAACCCGACTGAATGTTAGAGCTAGATGCCGAAGCACCAAGGTCTGTAGAGAAGTCGAAAGTCTGGTTGCGCCAGAATGACCATGTAGAACGATCAATACCGCCCACCACACCAGTACTAGGTGATGCAACCACCATAGCTTGCAGACCAGTGATCTGCTTGCCGTTGTTGGCCGTACCATCCGAATAAATACCAGTGGAGATCAAGTTCTCAATTGATGCCTCAGCAACGTCCAAACGGGCATCAAATAGATCAATGATCTGTTCTTCGCCGCTGTTCTGGAGCATTTCCAAACCATTAATCGTGACTGCCACTGCCGCCTGTTTAATCGGAAACTGAGCAGCACTAATCACATCCGCTGGGGAGATGTTCAGTGTTTCAGCGCCCGAGTAGTACATGGCTGTGCTGTTGGCTTGGAATGACAACTCTTGCAAGATTGTCGAACCACCAGAGAAAGGCTTCATTTTGCCCTTCTCGCGCAGACGGGTCAGCAAGGCATTATTTTTTGTCACGTTATCCGCAACAATGCCGGAACGACTTTCAATAGTCGTTGCCAAAACGTCTGAGTAATTACTATTGGCATATGCCATAATTTACCCCTTTTTATCCGACTTGCCGCAGCGCATTGGCTATGACGGCTCGCCGGTCTGACTGATTAATAGCGCCGCCGATACTGGAGCTTGGCGCTCCGCGTACTTGCACCGCCGCTGTTTTTGCTCTTTGCACTTGGTTAGCTGCCTGCGTGTTTTGCTGCTGTTGAGCATAAAACTGCTGCGCGATAGCCGGATCAAGCCGCACTGCCGTGTCATAAGCCAGTTGCAATTTTTCGCGTTCTGACATCTGACTTGTGTCGCCTAGCACCTGTGGAGCTTGGAGAAGCTGCAACATGCGATCAGAGACTGCCTCAAAATGCAGATTGGCAGGGTCGCCTGCAAACTGCTGGATAACCGAGAGTGCTCGATTTTCATTCTGTTTCTGCGCTTCGTATTGACTTTGCGTGATGTGCTGAGTCAATTGCTGTACTTGCTGCGCTAATTGATTGTAATGATTATTTTCTGGCTGGCGCGTCTCGCCATTAAAATATGACGCCACCTGGTCTAACGGAATCTGGAACTGCTGGATCATTTGGGCAACAGCCTGAGACTTCTGCTGTGGCGTTCCTGTCCTTAACAGTGCTGCCGTCTGCAACAGTGGGCCAATGGCTGCTGCTGGCGTAGTGTTCTCGTTACGCAAAATCCACTCGTAAGGGGCAAATTGCTCTGTAATCTGCCTAGCTTCTACATCGCGGGTTTTGTAGCTGGCAATGCCCTTTTCGTAGTCTGCATCACGCTGGGCAATGGCTTGCTGTAGCTCGCTTGGCGCTCTTTCCCAATGCTCTTTTAACTCGCGCTTCAACGACTTTGGCATTTCTGCCATTTTCGGAGCTTCAGTTTTTTCAGTGGGGAATTTTGGCTCTTTAGCCTCTCTAGGGGCACGGGCGAGACGGGGCGGTTTATCGTCCGACTGCTTCATAGCCTCGCGGATTGTGTCTGCACGGCTAGGCTCTGCTTTAACCTCTACCGCTGGCGTTTCTGGTGCTGGTGTTTCTACAGTGTCGGGTGCGACAACTTCATTTTCCATCACTTCATCCTTTTCATTTGTTCCAAAGTCATCTTAATCATCTCTTTGCGCTCCGGCATGGGCCTGTTATGCAGCCGGTTTGCCATCTCTACGTTTAATCCACTCATACGCATGGGCGCAATTGGTGAGCCAGGCCGGTCAAACTCCTGCACTGTGGCGACTTGGCCCTTAAGCCTTTCGCGCTGAATTTCCTTTTTCTTGTTCCACTCTTGTTGAGCATACTTTACATCAGAATGGCCCATTTCGATGCTGTCGGTGGCTTTTAAATGCTCCCGCCACTGCTTGCGCCCTGAAATCATTACGCCGTCTGGTGATCTGAATGGCTCAATGTCGCCCATTACAGTGGTCATTGTCTCGCTGCGATATGAGCCAGCCTCGTATGGCTCGCCGCCGCCAGCAGGGTAAATCCATGTGCGCCTCATAACATCTCCAAAATCATTGCAACATCGTCATCGTCTTGCTTGAGCCTGACCTTAGCTTGTAAATCTTTGACCCGCAGCATTAGCGCATCATAGTTAACTTGTTTACTTAACGCAACATCTATCGTTTGCTCTGGTGAGGATGTTATTTCTTCCCGCACTTCTGGCGGCAGACCAAACAACGCTTCTCTAAGTTTTAGCTTGCGCTGCGCCTCGACTTTTTGGTCTTTGGCCCACTGTGCATCACGTTTTTTCTCATCAAAGCCAAAGTGACCGCCAATTGGGGCTTCAGGTGGTGGTGGCGCTGCGCCTGCGCCTACAGTGGCAAATGGCAATTCCGCAAATGCAGCATAGCCAAACATTTAAGTTCCCCAATTAGCCGACAATCCATCTGCGTAATTTTTGTTCACAATGTCCGTGCCGCCGGTTGGCGCAGTGGAGATTGTGCCAGTGGTAGTGGTCAATAATGTTGCTGTCACGGCTTTTGGCGTAATGCCGCCAATGACCAGATTATCCAAAGTTCCCGCACTTATTGGCGCTATCTCAACCGATCCAGTGCCACTTGGCTTCATGTGGACATGGCCCGTACCTGTTGGACTAATGTCTATTTGAGCATTTGCGCCGTTAAGGTTAGTCGATACGTTCAGGGAAATATTGTCGCCGCCGCCTGCGCCCATGCTCAATTGCGTTGTGCCTGCGGAATTTTTTAAGGCCAAACCGCCCGAATTGGTGGCCTGGACTACCGGCGTTGTGACTTTGGTGAACGTAACATCCGTGCCGCTGGTGATTGCTACGCTTGAAGGTAGCGTGACAAACACATCCTTTGTGCCAGCCGCCAGGTCAAGTTTTGCGCCCGTGGAGGAGGAGATAACAGTCGTTCTTGCCAGCGTCCCGCCGTAATACGTCCCGATCCCCACTTCCCACTGCGTACCGCCAGCAATCGTGTAATAAGTGGTGTTGTTGTTGCCAATGACCGCAAACGACTGAAACCCATCAACCGAGCCATCGAGGGTGATTGTCCCTGTGCCCGTTGACGTTGAAGTCTGTCTTACCCTGTCAGCAAGGGCTAGGCTCATGCTGTCTCCACACCAATCACTAGGCCGTCAGCACCCCTAACCACTTTTTTGGGCGCATTCAGCTTTTGCATAGCCATGCCAATGTTTTGCATTGACTCGCCGTGCATGTTAGCCATCTGGTCGTGCATCATGGCAATTTTGTCCATTGCCGTCAAAATTGTGCCGCCTAGCTCGTTGGTTATTTGAGCAGCCGCTGCTTCAACCACAGGAAGATCGACTCCAGGGTTGCTACTAATCCGAGCCACCATGATTTTAGTCGCTGCTTCCAACTCTGCTTTGAATCGCTCATATTCTTCCCTTCCGGCCATTTCTCTGGCCTTGATCTGCATTTCGGTGTTCTGCTTGGCAGTCGCTAACTCAGCCCTCATTTGCTCCAATTGCATATCTGACTGCATCTTCATCTGCTGCAATTGCATATCTAGCTGGGCCTTAGCCTGCGCCATCTGTGCATCTGCCTGCATCTTCATCTGATCTGTTTGGGCTTGAGCCTGCATCTTCATTTGCTCAGACTGTCCAAGCGCTTGCATTTTCATCTGTTCAGGATCAGGCTGTGGCGGCATTTGCTTGGCTTGGTCTGCCTTGTCTTGCAGCGCCTTCATTGCTCGCTCTACAGCCGACTCTAAACTTCTGCCAGCCCTATACCGGCGCACCAAGAACAGCAACATCTCCGAGGCCATTGGCAAAGTCTCTGGAGCACCGCCAATCATGGGAATTGCTTCACGCAAGAATGCGCCAATAGCCGCTATTGCCTCTTGTGCGCCTTGTTTCTCGGCTTGTTCGTCAATCTGGGCCAGGCTGTCAGCCTCGACTGCAATGTGGAAGTCGCGGATTGTGCTGTTTGACAGCATCTGGATCGCAGCTTGCAACATTTGCGGGTCTTGACCATCTGGCGTATTCATTACGCCCGACATCTCGACAATCAACTCAGGCGGGTAAAACTTACAGATAACTTGCGCTTTGAGCTTAAAGATTTCCGTAGCAAACCGCGCCACATCGCCCTGGCTACTTCTTAGTCGCAAGCTGCCAAAGTTAGCTTTAAGCTGCTGTGCGCCAAGAGTCTCCGTTGCCTTGGATGAGCCGCGCAGAATGTCCGAAATACCCATGATTTCGTAGATTGACTGCTTGACTTGCTCCCGTGATGCGTACAACTCGCGCAGCGTAATGATGATCTGCGAGGTGTCCATCATGTCGATAGCACCCTTCAGCCCACCCTTTTCGCTCATTGCTGCCCATGCAGTCACAGGGAATAGCTTGTTATCTACGCCCTCACTGAACATCCGCGCCAACTCTTTAAACTCAGCGTTAAACACACCGACAGCCTTGCATGCCTTGGTCAGCAAGTAAATGCGCTGTGTCAGATTGTCTAGCTCTTGCGCCTGATCCTCGTATTCGCAATAGTCAGGAATCGGGATCAATGAGCCGGTGGTCGTAGTCGCCATCAGCGGTTTGGGGCATGGGAAGAAGCCTTCAAGCTCTAGCGGGTCATCTACTTCATCCAGTGACAGCGGGTAATTCTTAGCTACCCAGCACACCTTAAACGTGCGCTTGTTCCAGATTTCAAAGACTTTTGCCTTTTTCTCATAGACAGTCTTAGCCGTCATTGGATTTTTGCTGTCTTCGTCCGTGTTTTGTGAGGACAATCCAACATTCTTGAACACATCGCCAAAGCGCTCAATGCCTTCTTCTTTCGTCATGTAGACGGCACGGGCAACCCACCAGACTTCATCCCATGTCCGCGCTGGGCTGTGAATAAAGTCGCTCCAGTAGACGTAATCCACAGGGCTGTGAGCAGAATCAATTGACTCGCCCGACTCTTGCACGTTTGACAGTGAAGTCTCTGCTGATTCTTCCAGCGCCTCAACCATTTCAGACTGACCGACAATGGTAGGCTCGTAACGAATCCATGCCGTGCCCCGACCTGGCAACAGCCGGTCTTGCACGGCGTTGGTCATTGCGCTGTCAAAGTCGTTGAATTGCGTTGTTTCGTACTCGATCACTCGCTCAAGCATTGTGGAGGCCAAGCGCCCTACAGGGTCTTGATCCATATATCGGCGTGAAACTTCTGGCTTGGCTTGCCGCCCGTACAGGCTGGGCATCAATACCTGAATGTTTGACCACAGGATATTGAACTTCATCCGTGGCATCTCGATGGCATCGCGCTCATCGCGGTAGCGCTTAACAACCTTGTGGCCGCGCTTCTCCCACTTTTCAAACACCTTTTCGGCGTTCTCTATCTGGTCGTGCCAGTAAGGGCCAGGGTCTTCGCCCTCGTATGCGCCGTTTTCTTCGTAAGCCATTAGAAGCCAGCAGCAAAGAAGAACGTCACATCAAGCGTACCGCCTTCTGTTGCATGCAGGCTAGTGCCCACAGTTGCTGGGAATCGGTGAAAGCCAATGGCCGGAGTAATCGTGCCCGACATGACAGTGCCGCTAGAGCCACCATCCTTAAGCACCAAAGTGCCGGAACTTGTGCTGTTGACGTAAAAGCCAATTAACTGGCATGGGCCGGTGGTTACATCGCCTGTTGCGGTGATGTTTTTGTATGCACCGCATTCTGCTACTGGCTGGCTCATATTCGCTCCTGTTTGTGAGTAGTCTCAAATTCCCACATCTCATCGAGAGTAATGGTTTGCAGGGTTTTGCCTTTAGGTGGCGTTTGGTCTTTGTTGTCTTGCCGGTAGGCCACTGCTAACATTCTAAACGCATCTGCTGGATGTGAGCACCAGTCATGGCGAGGATTTTGCCTAAAAGCCTTCTTATCCTCATCATATTCTCTTTGGTACTGTCTCAGCGCTTCTAGCCCTTCATCGCAGCTAGGGTCAAAATAGCACTTGGGCAGCACCATCCGCACCGCCTGAATGCCGTCCTGAATGCCAATGTCCGGCACAATCGCCAGCTTTGCCATGCCGCCCAGATGCGCCGCCAGTTGCTCGACAATTGACTTACCGCCTGATGCCAGCGTCTTTGCTCGTGCGTCATGCGGTAAGTAATGGCGGGTGTAGCGGTAGCCTTTGTTAACCACCACCTCCGCAATCTCCTCAATGCTTGCGCCTGAGACTGCGTAGTAGTCCATAACCCTGATTTCGCCCCTAACCACCTGATAAAACCAGATCGCCGTGTCATCCCGATAGCCCAAGTCCCATGCACTAAAAACAGGGCTTTCAGGCTCAAAAGGCAAATCCCTGATCCGGCCTTCTTCATCAGCAAGGCGCATCTCTTGGCCGTAGTAAGCGCCAAGAATGGCCGCATCAAAGCTGCACTCATACTCTTGATCGTACTGGTCTTGGCTTAACTGATCGCGAGCGTCTTTCAATTCCGAGTCAGGCAGCAGCTTGGACACTGAGGCTGGCAGACGGGTCAGAAACCAGCCTGGCGTAGCTTGGCTAACCCTGTAAATGTCATGGAACTGATTTTTTCCCTTCGGCGTGCCCCCAAAAACGGCCCAGCCGAGGCGATCACTCAAACACGGTCTTACGACATTACCCCATACGCTAGGCTTAAAGTCGCCGTATTCGTCAAGGTAAACCCCGTTAAAACCCAGCCCCCGCATGGCATCAGCATTGTCTGAGCCAAACAGCATGATCTTTGCGCCGTTAACTAGCTCTACCAGCAAGTCAGCCTCGTTGGTGTTTTTGGTGATTGGCGCTGCGTAGTGCTTTAAATAGTCCCAAGCCACCCGTTTGGCCTGGCTACGGAACGGGGCAATGTAGGCATATTGAGCCATCTTGTCGCCAGTAATCGCCCGTTTGATGATGTCGTTGATGGCTGCGACTGTCTTGCCAGCCCTTCGATGAGCTACCAGGCAAGCCCAT